ACATAATACTGTAATCCATCCACCAGTGCGTCCGATATTTTCTTCAGATCCACATTCTTGACAAGTGTAGTCACACATATACTCTGCCATGCTGATCATACCTTCTACTACTTCATCAGTATTGTCTGCATAGAATCTAAGACCGCCAAACTTTTCTTTCATCTGTATACAGGTAACTTGTTTAGGCTTTACTTGTTTACCATCTATGTAGCGGCTTACATTATCTATGTAGCTCTGTATAGAACCACACAGCTTATCTATAATAGGAAGCCAACCGTCTGGTACCCCATACCAGTTGACCATCCCAGGGTTTCCTTCGTACTGCTGAAATATCTTAGGATACTTAGCTATCAGTTGTTCTGTTGTGATGGCCATATACCTAGTTCTATAAGTTTTAAACGTATGCGTCTTTCAGTCATAGGGTCAGCTGTATAAGCATTTTCATATTCTAAGAATGCTATTACTTCATCATACTTACCCTGTAAGTCTGCTATACTTGTAGGACAGCTTTTTACTTCTGTAGTTTCCATTAGAGCATGTTTATAAGGTTAATAACATCAGCTTGTGTCTTAGGTCTTTGTACACTAATGGCTCCCTGCTCTTCATCAAAGAGTACTTGAACATCTGAGTTTTTAGTTAACTCTCTAAGTTTCTTTTCTGCAGCTGTCTGACTTGAAAAAGCGGCAACTTCTTTTTCTTTAGTTTCTTTGTTTTCCCATTTGATTAGATAGATAGTCATGGATAACAGTTTTTCATATCCCGGGGATAGTAACGGCCCAGGATGTTTCCGTTATAAGTGTCTTGTCTTAATACGTCTAGCTTTATCTGCCAGGCAACCTCTGCATAGGAGAGGTATTTTTTAGTACAGCATAGCTCTAAGATTACTCTTTTAAATCTTTGCTTGCCATACTTCTGTATATCAGCTAAGAGTTCTTTGGATGAACCATAATAGTCTATCCAGTCGGACTCTTTTACTGTACGCTCGTAGGTCTTACGAGTCTTTGTTGCTTTCTTAATTTTTTGAGATATCTTTTTCTTGCGGATATTACGCAGTACCTTTTTTCCTACATAAGGTTTAAAGGTTACAGTATCTTGTATCAGATAGACGAACCCATGTATTGTTTCATGTTCCGGAAGGTCTTCTATTGTATTAATAGGTTGGTTCTTATATTGCCATGGGTTATACATAGGATAGGATATTAAGCTCTACAAATATAATGTAGAAGAAGACTAGTTCTCCAACATTTTATTCAGAATGGGTACAATTCTTGTGTGTACCACTTTAGCTCCATAGTCTCTGATAGAGTCTGATGGGTCTTTGCTCATAGGTAGAACGGCTGCTTGTACTTCAGGATAGAGTTCTCTATACTTTTCCATTGCTTTAATCCCGGCCTCATCATAGTCAAACATAACCATGACCTTCTTATACTTCTTTAAGTACTCGGTCATAGTTTCTTTGCGTATAAGACTGTTCTCAGAGTCTGGAGCTATGATATCAATGCTTAGCTTAAGACTTTTAAGAGACATTATATCTTTAAGAGAACTGGTAATAAGCAGAAAAGGATGTTCTTTAAGTTGTTCAGAACCTTGGATGTAGTCAGTTACTTTGATAAACTTCTTATCCAGTGTTTTTGGTTGATAGATCTTATAGAGGGTACCGTCTTTTTTAAAATAACCATACAGATAGTTACCACGGATACATAGTTCTTTATCGTCTTTAATCATACAGTATGACTCCAGTGGTGTAACACCATGTTCTGTCAGGAGCTTTGTACCAATGTTAAACTGAGTCCAGAAATATTGATCCTGAGTAGTCCATTGTCTAGCTGTGGTAGAACAGACTTTGTATTTGCTTGCCTGCTTGAATTCCTGCAGGTCATAGCCTCCGTTGTTATGAAGTACAAAGTCGTTATACTTTTCAACAATAAGCTGTCCGGCTTTATGATAAGTCGTTGCATGAAGATCTTTGACTAGATCCACAGCAGAGCCACCTCTTCCTGAAGAAAAGTCTTTATACTTATATACCTTATCCTTATTTAAATAGATGCACATGCTAGGAGTACGTTCCTTTGGATTGAACATACTCTTAATCTTTATGTCATGTCCGTTTAGTTTCTCTTTAAGCTTACAGAAGTGCTCAAAGATCCAGGACACCGGTACATCTTTGACGTCATGTACTAAGTTCTTTGTCTTAAACATACAAACGGTGTTGAATAAAAAATTAGGGGAGTGTAGAAACACCCCCCGTTTATACTCATGCAAAAATTACATAGAGAAGTCGTCTGTAGCTGGTTCAAAGCTGCTTACAGATTTAGTCTGAAGACCTTTGAAGTGCCACTTGTTTGTCTTGTCAAACTTGTCAAGCTTTTGCTCGTCAACTGAACAGAACTTGTATTTTGGAAGAGACAGCTTAACAAGTGTCTTACCATTATATTCTTCTTCTGTACCTTTCAAGAACCAGTATAGATCACCGTTCTTTACTAGATCAAGAGCCTCTTTTACCCACTCATCAATAGAGTTAGCTTTTATTGAATCAAGCTCGTGCTTAAGACCTAATTCTGTTGCAATCAGAGTTAACTTAGACATGATCTCGTTACGAGAGATGTTTGTATTGTTAAACTCATCAGTCCAGGATGTGGCAGCAACACGGGCTGTTTGACCTTTATACTTAGGGCCGTCTGGATTTTCTCTGTCAATTGGCCAACCTTCAAAGTTTTCAAGAGCTGGACCCTCTAAATAGAGTTCCAATACTTTCTTGTCCCCTTTGTTAGAAGTTCTTAACTGACCGCTGGTAATGTGTGCATAAGCTACACCTGGTTGAAATGACTTGGAAGTACCGCCACCTTGCTTTACTTCCTGTCCGTTTGTACTAAACATACGCTGTGTTTTTGAAGTTATTAAATGAGGAAATTAGTTTTCATAGGAATAAATAGACTCTTTAACAAGAGCTAGATCGTTGGGTATCTCAAAGTCTTGAAACATACCCTTTGGACTTTTGCAGGTATTCTCACCGTTGTTTCTTGTCTCAAACACAAAACGGATATTACCGTCTTTATCTTTCTTGACTTTACTAAATAGTACAATAGAGAAAAGACCTTCTAAGCTAAGCTTCTCATCAACCATACGACCAATGGTCTTTGCTTTGAACTTACGTTTACCTTCTAGGTCAGTGGACTCCTCTGCGTGTGTTAGAAAGAATATAGTTAGATCATCTCTTAGATCTTTAGGCATTCTTGCTATACGTGCAAGGTTTGCACCGATCTGAGTAAATTTCTCATAACCTTTCTCGTCACTACGGTCAAAGAATTCAAAGCTTGACATGTACTGAAAGTCATCAATAACAATAGTCTTGATGTCAGGTCGTTTAGAGTTAACATAACCAAGGCATGCTTCTATCTGCTGGGCAGAAGATCCTGTATAAAGATTACCTGTTGGATTATCTTTACTCCAGAGTACATACTTCTTTTTCCAGCCTTTAAATGGTAGCGGCTTGTTGGCTACGTTGATAATAAATGTTTCTTTTGGGTCCAGGTTTTCAATAGATGTTGACTTACCTGCACCACTTTCTGCAATGATTAAGATGCCTTGTGCCATATTACTTTGTTGATTTTATAAGTTCGTTAAGCCAGTTTTTTGTGCTTACAGGTTTACCAGTGTGAATAGCATAGAAGTCCCTGATGGTCATTTCACCATAAGGTGCATCTTCCATTGGTGCTGGTGCTTTATAAGCGGCTGTTGGCTTAGGACCCTGCTTTGGCTTTTCCAGTAAAGCAGATGTTCCACTAACTGCTACACTTTGTGCATCAATAGCTCTGAGCTCTTCAAGAGGAACTAAATAAGATCCTTTCTCATTTAGCTCATACTCTTCTTCAAAAGAGCTGTTAAACGGAATACGATATACTGTGCGGTTAGAATCTGCAGGTTCAAGATCTCTGGTGATAAGTTCAAAGTAGAACCCTTTTTCTTTTCTGAATTCAGAAGCAAAGATTCCTACAACATAGCGTGCTTGCTTGTCATAAAACGGCATCTTCATATTAAAGTCTGTTCTAGGTATACCTAGGTTACTAATCAGTGATTGGTGATAATCACGGATTTCTTCAAGCTTCTGCTTTTTTAGCTCTTTGACTTCATCAAAGGCTGTTGTGTTTTGTTGTTGTGCTGTGTTAAACATGTTGTTAAGATTTAAAGTTCACTACCTATAGGAGCAGTAACAGCTGTTCTACCTCGTCCTCCTGATCTTTGTGAATACGGTATGTATCCTGATCCATCAGGACGATCGGCTTTGAACTCTGCTACTTCAACCATTCTTTGTTGTCTGCCATCCATCTTTAAAAACACAATGTTCTTTTTCTTATCATCAGCATTACGGACTTTTAGTAGATGCATAAAAACATCATCTTCAGTACACTCATATGCATACGGACCATAAGAACGTATGTCTGATTTAAATGGACGTGATAGTACCACGACCATATCAGATCCTTGCATAAGAGCATCACCGCCAAAAATGTCTGAGGAAGTAGGATAGTTAGAAATTGAACCCGGTGTCTTTCGGGCAGCTTCATCAATAGATCTATTGAGCTGAGTAACCATAAGAACAGTGACAGGGATTTGGTTCTTTAGTTTCATCAACATCTCTGTGGTGTTGTACAAAACATCAAACTTGTCTTTATCTCCACCGCCTTTCTTTATGAGCCAGCTGTGATCTATAGTAACGATAAGAGGTTTTCTTCCACCATCAATGTAGAACTCTTTGATGGCTTCTTCCATTTCGTTACAGGTAAGGGATTGTGATATCAGCTCACGTCTGATACCTTTAGATGCAAGATGTGTACACTCTTCTACGTACTGTTTAAGTCTATCAACTACAAAGTCATCTAGTCTTTTATCTTTACTGAGAATAACTCCATAGTCCAATGCTACCTCACCCGCAAATTGGCGGGAAGCATATTGTTCATCACCCATCTCAAACTGAAATTCTAGGATGTTAAACTTCTGATCTGGATTAAGTCTGTGTGACTCTCTTAAGATCTGAGAAACGAGCATAGTCTTACCTGCACCGGGTCTTGCACCGATGGTAAGCATGGAGCCCCATTCAAGACCACCGATACCGGCAGCGTTGAATCCAGGCCAGGGAGTACGTAGGGATTTTATATCACCGTTTCTTCTTTTCTCTATATAAGCAAGGCCTTTTTTAAGAATATCAATATAGCTCTTGCGTCCAAACTTGTTTGACTGAGTATCCATAATATGTAAGTAAGATTAGTATTTAGCAAAAGTTTCGTTTACCATAGATTCCAATGAGTCTAATGCCTCATGTTTACCTCGGTAATAAGCTTTTGCCATCATCTTACTTACAAGTGATTCTAGCAGAGAAAAGTTAATGCACTTAAGCACGTCTTCAGTTAGCTTAGAAGGATAAGCTGAAGGTAATTTGTCAAAGATTTCTCGTAACTCTTGTTCGAGAGTAAGTTCTTGTGTTTCCATGTGGATTGAGTTTTGTGTAGAGGTGTAAATTTAGAGACCTTTTTGTAGATGACCAAAAAAGTCTACATAATAATCTACAACTTTTTAGGCAGTCTTTAAAATTTCTGGGTTATCCAGGATCATTTGGCAATGATCAGCTAGAGCTGACCGGCTGATCTTGGTCCGAGGGTCAGTCTTCTGGATAAAGTAAGAGCTGGTTACTGTGTACATAAAGCCGTCTTTTTGCTTGGTAAACAAGTAATAATCAGTGGCATCAAGTACCAAATCCCAGTCATAATCAGGGTAGGTTTTAAAGAACCATACAAACTTGTCCCTGAGTTCTTGTACAGATTGTCTGGCCAGTTCTCCGCTGGGGAGCTTAACAGCCGGGAACATATTTCTGTATTCTTTAATACGTTCTAAGAAGTTGGTACCCAATATGTCAGATGCTACCTTCTTCTTGGTCTTTACAAGCAGAGTTTCAAACTCATCTAGGATAAAAGCTGCACCTGAGGTAAGCTTCCCATCTTGGTCTAAGTGTCCTCTTTCAAGGGCAACTTGCTTTTCAGCTTCTTGATTTATAAGCTGACTAGGTTGGATTTTGTGACGACAGCAATCAAGGAAGTACAGCTGGTTCGGGCTCACATTGTACTTGATCAAGACTGTCCATAGTTGGTGACTCATAATGTTGTTTTATGTAATTGAGGATTGTTAAGTACTTCTGTCTGAAACCTTCATCTGTCTCAAGCAGGTTTTTGAAGCATGTGATACTGTGTATTACAGTGGTATGGTCACGGTTACCAAGACTTTGGCCAATGTTTACAAGGCTGTAGCTAAGCTGCCTGGCTAGAAAACAGTAGATGTTTCTTAACTCTACTAGCTCCCTGTACCGGTCTTTACTCTGCAGGCGTAGTCTTTTTTGGTAACGGGTAGGCAAGAATGGTTCAAAGAAACCCTGTAGGGTTTCAAGACTCATCATGGGTATATACTGTTCTAGGTCTGTCTGGACCCTTGTAAGGACCGTTGGGTAGTATCCGATCTTTTCATAGAATGTTTCTTTGAACTGCTCTATCAACTTCTTTTCTAGTTGAATGGCATAGTTTTTACTGTCCATAGAGTTTTAGGGATTTGGTCTACAAATATAGGTAAGTTCTCCAAAATTTCGTATATTATATTGTAGAGTTTATTTCGGCTCTACATAATATAGGTTTATAAATCTTTTATACAATGGCTAAGAAATTCTACGCTCAGAAAGATGCTCTGGGCTGGCCTATCCCCGGTACAATGATGAGCGGAGCTAAGGTTCCTGCTAATCTGATTGAGATTCCTGCTCAGGATGTTACTCCTGGTGCTAATCAAGTAGCTGTAGTTCACCCTGGTGATCTTAGATACTTTGTCCGGAAAGACAAGAAAGGAAACATCATCCCTAACTCTTTGATTATCAGCTTGAAAAAGCCGGCTGGGGATGTTTATGAGTTCAAACTTGTAAAGGCTAGTTAATCATGGTTAAAGAGAATCCAGCTATAGCAGCATTCAAAATCTGGGTGTTTCCCAGTCTTGTTTCTATCATTAGTCTTCTGATATGGAATGATGTCAATGAGATTAAAGCTGATGTAAAGGCTCTTATGGCTCAGTCTAATATTGACAAGACACGTATAGATAATCTTGAACGTCAAGTTTATGGTAAGCAAGCTAGCAATACTCCTCAGGACGAAGAACCTAAGAAGTTATTGATCAATGAGATGTATGCTGTTTTACCTAGTAACGACAAGAAAAGTAAGTATAAAACCTTATCATATGACTTTTAAGCAATGGATCTTAGATCTTTTTAAAGATGAGCGTGGCTCTACTTCCATCAAACCAGTTGTTGGTTTTATGGGAGCCCTGTTTCTCTGTGTGACTCTTACAGCTAATTCTTTTACTCACGGGGACATTAAACCTTCTGACGCTCTTGTAGACGCTGTACTGATCATGACCTGTGTAGGTATTGGAGCAGACAGTATTGATAAATTCAGTCACAAGAAAAAGAAAGAAGATGAAGCTTAACAAATATTCAATTGCTATACTGGTAGTTGTAGGTCTTATTCTACTGTCTAGAATTGGATGCAATAACGGTTTTGGGTTCTTTGATAAACCCAAGACTGATACTTTAATAGTTAGAGATACTGTATGGCAGGAGCATGATAGTACTATTATAAAGCAGATGACTGTAAAGGAAGTAATTCATGATCCTGTAGTTATTCAGCAGTACCTGCCAGATACTAATTACGAGCGTCTTAAGATCCAGTTTGAAATGCTTGTTAAAGAGCATACTGTAAAGAACGTATACGCAGATACTCTTAAACTAGATACCCTGGGTTATATCGCTGTAGCTGATACAACACAGCTCAATAAACTGCTTAACAGATCTTATAACTATAAGTATAAGATTCCTACAATAACTGAGACAGTAACTATTACTAAGTACCCACCAAAACGTAACCAGCTTTATATAGGTGCTGGTGTAAATGTTGAGCAATCTTTTGCTCCTCAAGGTGCTGAGCTAGGTTTACTTCTTAAAACCAAACGTGATCAGATTATGGGTATAAAAGCCGGATCTGACATTAATGGAAATATAAACTACGGCTTCCAGAGTTACTGGAAGATCGGATCTAAAAAACGTTAATTATGAAACTGTTGATTCAAAAACTTCTAAGTCTGTTTAAAAAGAAAGTTGTTAAGCAGGTTGAAGAAGTTAAAGAAAAAGTTATGCCTGTAGCTCCCGCACAGGAAAAGAAGAAAAAGAAATACTATCATCCTAAGCCTAAGAAAGCTAATCTCTAATCTTAATATCTTATGGATTTATCACGTCTTAAAGGTCACGTACCTGATTCAGTTATTGCACAGATCCCGGGTGTAATGGACAAGTTTGGAATTAATACTCCGCTTCGTCTAGCTCACTTCTTGGCTCAGTGTGGTCATGAATCTGGTGGATTTAAAATTGTTAATGAGAACCTGAACTATTCTGCAAAAGGTCTGATGGGAATCTTCAAGAAGTATTTCCCTACAGAAGCTTTGGCTAACGCTTATGCTAGACAACCTCAAAAGATTGCTAACAAAGTTTATGCATCACGTATGGGTAATGGCCCTGAGGCTTCAGGAGAGGGGTTCAAGTTTAGAGGCCGTGGCTTTATTCAGCTTACCGGCAAGTCAAACTATACAGCATTTACTGCTTCTATAGGAGAAGATTGTGTAGCTAATCCTGATTTGGTTGCTACTAAATATCCTCTTGCGTCTGCAGCATGGTTCTTTTCTAAGAACTGTGTAAAGAAGTGTGATGCAGGAGCTACAGACGCAGTTGTTACTTCTGTAACTAAATGCGTTAATGGTGGGACTATTGGTCTTGCCGACAGGATTAAACACTTCAAAGAGTACCATGCTTTACTAGCATGATAAAAAAAGTCATTCCTAAAAAATTTAAGATATGGCTAAGGCCAAAGGCTCCAAAGCCGGAGAATCTAGAAAGGTCACCTTCGGTAAACGTAAAGGAGGAAAAGCTGCTAAAAGCAGAGGACCCAAAGACAAAAAAGTCTCCAAGTATCGCGGACAGGGAAGATAACTCCTAATAAAAACCAACCTCTAAAACTTATACTATGAATCTTAGAGGTTCTTTTATTGTGCTATTTTCTTTTTTGTGTGTATCGGTATACTCACAAAATATTTTTATTGATAGTGTCCGTAATAATATTGCTACTGGTCCACTAACAGCTAATAAAAATCTGAGTTTCGGTGTGAAGAATATTCTAGCCGAAGTACTTCAAGATAAAGGTTTGGATTTACTTCCAAAAAAAGAAGAAGGAGAACTTAGTTTAGTGACCGAGATCTACTTTTTTGATATTACACAAACTAATACTGGTGTATCTGTTTTTAAAAAGCAGAGTAACACTACAGTAATGGGTTTGAAAGGTAGCCTTTACAAAAACGGGAAGCTTGTTGCAAGTAAGAAAGTCGAAGAAGCTTCTTCAGAAGTGGTGATGGCTAATTTAGTTATTCCAGAAGACGGTAAACCTAATCAGCAATCAGTCAGTAATGTTATAAAAAAAGCCTGTCAGGCTCTAATTGACAAACTTCTATGAGAAAACTTTTGCTTGCTTGCTTCCTTTTAATTTCAAGTCTGGGTTACTCACAAACAATTGGTCACTTCCAACAGTTAGCTTCTGTTAAAAGAGGGGACACTTTGGATGTGGCCTGGTATTATCAGCCTAGCGGTTCTGTTGATATCAGAACTTTCCAGGTTGACTTCCAGTTTAAAAAGCATTTGTTTACACACCTGAGTACTACAATTGATACTCCTTATGTAACTACTGCTCGTCAACCTCAGCTTGGGTATAATCAGTTCAATAACTATAAGTATGATTCTTATGTTGGAGGAAACTATAGTTATGCAGCTGATACAAACTGGGCAGTGGGTCGTAACTATTTAACGCTCCCTGCTGGTACAGGATTTGGTACAAGTAATGGATATATAATCCATAACAAGTTTAAGATCAATTCTGTTCAAGCAAACTTCGTATCAGATACGATCACAGTTAACTGGGCTCGTTTATTTAGAGTAGATGGTACTTCTATAGGAGATAACGTAGCAACACTTACAAATAAGAAGCTTGCTATCTTCTTGCAAGGTAACCTGACTATCTCAGGAAAGATCTGGATGGGTGCTGGAACCGGTTTACCGACTATTATTGCTTACGCAAATAATACAGGTATTGAGGCTTCTCGTACAGTTCCTGCAGCTGATGGTACTTATACTCTGACAAACATAGAACAGAATACTAAGTATAAGATTAAGATTGTGTTTTCTCAGGACAGTTTAATTACAATGCGTGATAGAGCAGTAACTGTAGCAGACGCTGTGAAAACATATAATGAGTTTACTGGAGCTAACATTAATCAGACATTCCCAAGAACTTTCTTGACAAATGGTCTTGCTTATCTGATTGGGGACGTTAGTCGTAACGGTGTTTTAGATGGTGGTGATCCCTATGGAATCTATGCTTCTGTATCAGGTCTAAGACCAATTGATACAGCACGTCTTGTAAATGTGTTTTTAAAGAATGAGTTTGACTCACTAGCTCTTGGGGCTAACCAGTGGACTAGTTGGGCTAGTAATGTTGATAAGGGATTGTTTGTTTATGATTCTATAGGTACTGTAAATAACACTAACGTAGATATCAAATACTTCTTACTTGGTGACGTTGACCGTTCTCATTCTTCACCAGTGTATAACTCTCAGGGACAGTTGGTAGCTCGTACGATTTACAGAGGAGATATCAATGTTAGAATCCCGGATACTTATACAAACTCAAGTGACCCCCTCTATGTACCATTTAACGTAAGCTATGCTAGTTATAAGAATACAGGGTTACAGTTTGAGATGAAGTATGATCCTGCTGTGGTTAGGTTTGAACAGATTCAGTCTAACATCGACGGGCCCTGGTTACAGTATGTAACTAATGATAGCGTTACTGGTATTATTAGATTCGGTGGAATGAATAATCAAACAACTGGATATCTAAGTGGTGACTTTACTCCTTATAAGTTGAAGTTTTCTCCTAAGAACCCAGGAACAAATATAACAAGTTATGTCTACGTTAGACGCCTTATGGATGCTAGTGACGAGAATGGTGATCACTACAACATTGTTCTTCAGTCAGATCGTATAGTACTCAGCTATCGTATGAATGGTGCAGCTGTGGTCTATAATAATATGGAGCCTACTATTAGTATTAATCCTAATCCTAATAATGGATTGTTTGAACTAGTGGTTTTTGTACCTAAGAATTCTAACATGAATGCTGTAGTATATGACATGCATGGAAGACTTATTAAAGAACTAGGAAGGTTTCAGACACAAGAGTTTGAGCAGACTTTTCGTAAACAAGTACCTGTTGGAAATATCCCTGCAGGCATGTATAACATAGTCCTCTTTGATAACCGTAAGAGGATCACAACTAAAATGATTAAATCCTAATACTATGTCAGAAGAACAAGTTCAACAAGAAGAAGGTACCTGGTCAAGTCTTAAGAAGACTATTGTAGGTACAATTGCTACAGTTATTACTGGTGGTGGAGCTTATATAGCTACCACACTATTTGGTGGAGGTGATGCAGCTCAACCTGCGGCTCCTGCCCAGCCAAATATCATCATTAATAACACACAGCAACAGCAGCAACAAGCTGCCGGTAAGACAGTCATTATCAAGGAAACAGCTCCTGCCGCAGCTAAACCTGCAGAAGAGAAACCTAAGCCTAAGAAAGATGACTGGGCTGAAGAAGAACCAAAGTGGTAATTATTAAAATAAGTTTATGAGTAACGAAAAAGCACCTGAAACAGGTTTTCAAGCCCTGTTAAATTCTATGATGAAAAGACGCTGGTTTATTACAGCGTTAGTACTTGGATCTTTTATGTTGATCATCGGTGGGATATTCACTGCTATCACATATAATACTCAGATACAAGGTGAATGGAAAGAACTTTTACTATTGTTACTAGGAGCTTTTATTGGCTCTTATGGTAAAATCATTGATTACTGGTTTTCTGATACAGACAAAGACAAGATGCTTGTACAGAAGATGGATGAGGAAGATGGTGTTAGTCTATCTCATACCAACGATATGAAAGAATCAGCTAAACCTGAAGGTGGTAGTCTTGTAGATCCAACCTTTGCCGCATTTGCTGCAAAAGCTGCGGAGAATAAAGAAACAATCACCGCAGAATCTAAACCTGCTACTAAAAAAGGTACAGAGATTGATGAAGACGGTGATGGTGTAATGGATGGTCTAGACTATGACGGTGACGGTAAGATAGACGAGTACTTTGCACATAGACAGTGTGAACACATCTGGGGTGACTCAGATGGTGATGGGGATCTTGAATGCCTCAAGTGTGGCAAGATTAAAGATCCAGAATAATATTCTTCACTTAATCCTGTAATATGGAAGCTGATGAACAAAAGAAAGAGAATAAAACTTTTACGTTCCTCCCGGGATATAAGCTTGATGCTGGCAATGTTCTTCCTGCCACTAGGCTACGACTTTTTGTTCAAAACGCTTTTAGACGTTACGGGGAGCTTCTGGCTTACCGATATCATATTTTATTGTTTATCAGGAGTATTTTGGTTTTTATACTGGCTGCTTTCAAAGTACTCTAATAAAAGTAAAGATCATGGCAATGCCGTGTCCAATGTGTAAAAACCAGTTAGGTTTTAATCTAGAGTTTATATTAAAAAACCCAAAAAGTAAATGTCCTCACTGTAATACTGTTTTTAACTTTTCTGTAAGTGAAGATGTCAAGTCCTCTTTTTACTCTGCAATACAAGAGATAAAAGAGATCAAAAAAAAGTATGAGAAGATGGTAAAGTTTAATTAACCTATAAAAACTCAAAACTATGGCAGATTCTATTGCAGATCATTTCAGAGGACTTCCTATTGAAGAACTCATTGTTAGTCCTATTATTGGCATGGCCAAAGGTCAGGCCAAACTGAACGAAGTAACATGGAGATATATCTCTGAAGTTGCTTTTGAAAAGAAAGGGGATGCTCAAGTAGCTCGTTCTCTTGATGTACAAATGGAAAGAGTGTTCACTGATGGTGACACTGGTAAACAAGAACTTAAAACTGTTTACAGTAAAGTTCCAATGCTTCCTTTAGTACCACTTCCTTCACTTGCTATTACAGCAGCGGATATAAACTTTACTATGGAAGTAAAAACTTCAGACATGTCTAAGGAATCTAGTGATTCTCAGACAGCTTATGAAGTATCCGCAGGTGGTAAATGGTGGGGAATGAGCTTTAATGCAAAAGTAAGTGGAAGCGTAAGTACTCATAAAGAGAATACTAGAAGTACTGATAACTCTGCTAAATATGAAGTTAAAGTACATGCTGAGCAATTACCTCCTACAGAAGGTATGCTTAAACTATCTGATTTTTTAACTGCTATGCTTGAGCCATCTTTGGTTCCATTGTCTAAGGAAAGCTAAACAGTAAAAATACTTTATGGCAAGATTAAACGTAGAGGAACTCATAGGCGGTCTCTTAGAGGCCGCCATGGTTTCTCAAAGTATAAGTGAAAGGCAGCACATTAATGCTTTAAGAAATTACTTTAATGAAGATGGTACACCTAAGACTACTTCATTTAATGTTGGTGGTAAAGATTTAGTTGTACCACTTTATATTTTAGCAGATCATTCTTCTATTGGATTAGATGAGTTAGATATAGAGTTTAGCTGCAGACTACTATTTGGAGATGAAGAAAAAGATGTTTCTAATCTTAAAAAATCTCTCTTAGGATTATTTAAGAAAAAAGGATATGAACACAATATCAAAGGTATAGAAGTTGATTCTGGGTTTAATCCTAACAGTTCTGGTCAAGCTAAAATAAGAGTAAAGTTTAAATCTGATGAAAAACCAGAAGCTGTATCTAGACTGATTGATTCTTATATACAAGCTCTTGAACCTGCAAAATCTAATGACGAATGAACTATAATAAAGAAACATTAAAAATAGTTGGTATAGTAGCTCTATGGTTTGTATCCATGTTTTTAATAAGCTCACTTTTAACTAAGTGTACTGCTCAAACTGTAGGATCTACAAAGACTGAACAATACCAAGCTGGTTTTGAAAAGAAAGTAAACATTGATTCTTTGATGGACTATAACGGTCCAACTATTCCTATTCAGTTACTGAACATAGGAATAAACGAGGAAGTATATGCTGTATATCCAGAGCTAAAAGATAAACGAGTAGGTCTGGGTGTTACTAATATCATTGTTGAGTATCTCGAGGAGACAGGACGTTTTACTTTTACAGAAGATAAAACTGAGATTAAGAACCGTATGGTAAAACAGTTCCAGGCTAGTGCTTCTGGATTTACAGAAAACAAACTAGATGGTAAGGGTAAGATAGTTCTTGCCCGTTATTTTGTATACATAGAAGTATATGACTTCTCTGTATCTGTGGATGAAGAGCTTAAGCTCAAAGATGGCGTTAAAGAAACTATGGTTACACGCCTTGGCCTACAGGCAAAGTTTGTAGATGCTGAGACTGGTGAATATTTTACAGCTTCCGGACTCGGGGAAGCTAAGACTGTTAGAGAACTTACTCTTATGAATGATGACAATCTATCTGAGATCAAGTTCAATCAGTCTACTATTGGTATAACTACCAAGAAAGCTCTGGAAACAGCAGCTTCAAGAATTGTGCTTCGTATGATCAAGAAGCAGATCTTTAAGAACTAGTGTGGCGTCATGCCTTTTATATCATAACATTGCTTGCCCTTTCACTGACTGCAAGAAGTCAGGTATTGACGTATAACTTTACGGACCCTTGTACTAAGGCCGTGAGTACGTTCAACATACCTGTAACGGGGACTACTACGATTTATTTTTTGAACAAATCAGCCTCATTTACTGCAGCAGATGTCAGTAGTGGGGCTTTTGGTGCGTGGATTAATAGTACTTATTCAGACTATAGAAAGGTTTCACCTTGTAGTCAGCAGTCCGGGCAGGTAACACAAAATCAGATCACGTCTCAGATTATAGGAAATACTGTACAAAGTGTGGTAAGTTCTATAATGGCGTCAGCTCAGAGTCAAGCTACATCTTCTGTAGTATCTAGTGCAACCGGTTCTGCAGTCGGTGGAGCAACAGATGCTGGCTCTAAGGGTAATGATAGTAAACAAAATAGTAATGGAAATAATAGCTCTAATAATTCTTCTTCCTCTACTGGCGGGAATAATGGCCAGTCAACCGGTCAGGGAAGCACTGGTAGCTCTGGTCAAGGTAGTTCTGGTAATGGTGGCTCTGGCGGGAGCAATAGCAGTGGCTCATCTACATCTAACCAAGGTTCTACTGAGCAAGGGTCTCAAGAGGTTGCGGCTTCTACAACTATGAGTGCAGACGCCTCAGCTGATAAATCAGGTGGTGATAATAATTCATCTTCTTCAGGTGGAGGAAGTAAAGGTA